TCATTTTTAGTGTATTTACCTTTATATTCAAATACTTAACTCATGACAGTTCTCTGACAGAATGACAGCACTTTGTCACGAGATTAGTTATGGTCTTTGTTTCTTGCTAATGCATCAAATTGTCTTCTGACAGAATTTTTCCCATTTTTAGGTCTAATGACAGCTCTGACAGTTAGTGACAAAAATTCTGTCAGCAAACTGTCATTGAGGTAATTTTTAATATCTTGCATTGAAAAACCACTAGTGCTAAAATACAAATAGCTAAAATAGCTTATTAATTACTAGGACAAATTATGAAAAACGAAGTAAAGTCAGTAGAAGTAGAAGAAGTAAAAGCCTCGGAAAACACAGTTAAGACTGAAGCTCCTAAGGCACCTGAATTTGATAAAGATGAACTGCTACATATTTTTGATGAGATTATTTTCTCAGGAGAGTACACAGAAGAAATAAACATTAGGGGTAAATTGAAGATTGTTTTCCGTGCTCGTTCCGCTGAAGAGACCACTACGATCTCAAGAGAAATTGACGGAAAAAACTTTACCCTTATTACCACACTACAAGAACACAGAGCTCTTTTAAACCTAGCCTATTCCTTGGTTGGCTACGCCGGTAAAGATCTAAGTAAAGTATCTATTGATGATCGTAAAGCTATCCTTAATAGGCTTCCCGCTGCTATGGTAGCAACTCTCTCAAATAGACTATCCACGTTTGACCTTAAGGTTGACATGGCTTGTCGGGAGGGTGAAGTAAATTTTTAAAAAAACCCTGGGCGTGTCAGAGATTACATCTCTATACCTCAGGGGTGAAGGTCCCTCGACTAGGATCTTCTGAAGACATAGTTATTAGAGCGTTTCTTTTAAAACAAGCAAACAAGGAAATATATAAAAATAAGTTAATGGCCTATCTAGCAATGAATGGGTCAGATGGTGCCGAGCAGTCTAATACTATTGCTCGTATTTGGAACAACTACGTAAACTTAGAAACATTCCAGGAAGATGAATCTAATCAAAGAGAAATAGACATGCAGGAAGAGTATAAACTTTGGGTCGGTGTTAAAGCCAAGTTGGTTAAGACTAAAGAGGGTAAATATACTGTTACTGGCATACCGGCTAAAATTTAATTATGACTCCTTACTCCCCCGGACAAGACGTATTCAGAACCCAAGCTGATACGAGGTTTAATTCATTTGCAGATCCCATGAATTCTGTTAATCAGAATCCTGGGAATTGGGGTATCAACTCCAATTATATGACTCCAGCTCACATGTCTCCTTACAGGCCACAGTACCAAGGTCCTCAAGGAGATATGGGGGGAAATTTTAATCCGTCTTGGGGGCAATCCGCTAGCTTCATGGCCAACCCTTTCCGTAAGGGCGGGACTAACTATGGAGGTAATACCTGGCAGCAACAATCCCCATTCTTTGATACTATTGGTAATAGGCCAATGGACCACGCTGCTAGCTTTACTCAGAACACAGCTGTTCCCTTAGCCGCTACCTACTTTGGCTTCCGTGGCCTTGAAGGTATTGGTTCTAGAATGGGTAGTAGCTTTGCTTCTGGAGCCGCTAGAGGAATAATGGGTGGAGCTATGGCTAGCTCTGGTGCAGGCTCTATGGCTATGTCAGGGGCCGGTATGGTTGGTGGCTTTGCTGGTGGCGTGGCTTTGCCTATGATGGCTGCCCATGCTGCTGTAGGAGCTTTTAACGGTGCCGTTATGGATCCTTATATAGCTCAACGTCAAATGACTAACAACTTCCGCAATAACTTTGCTGGAGTCAATTTTGGTACTGGCGGCGCTTCCAATCAATATACTGGTGGGGGAATGTCAAGAGGCTTTGCTTCTGGCATGGCTGGACAGATGTCTGGATTCGCAGCTCACGACCTAACCTTTAATCAAAAAGAAATTGGTGGTATTACAGACCTAGCTTCAAGAGGTGGATTATTAGACACGTCCAATCCTCAGCAAATAACAAGTAAGTTAAAAGAGATAACTCGCCAAGTTAAGTTAGTTATGGCTGTGGCTAATACCTCTGACTTTAGAGACGCTATTGAGATCCTAGGTAAGTTACAAATGTCAGGAGCTACGGGTTCAGCTGCTACTAGAGCTATGTCAGCTATGGGTGGCTTTGCTGCGGCTAGTGGTATCTCTACTCAGAAGATGATGAACACTGTTGGTATGCAAGGTCAAATGCTATTTGGTGCCAATGGGTTAACTCCTTATGTTGGACAAATGGCTGCTGGCCAAGCTAATGCCTCTATGTCTGCTGCCTTCCGTAATGGTCTTATGTCTCCAGCCTTAGCTGCACGATTTGGTGGAGTTGAAGGCGCAACTCAATCTGCTGTATCTGGATCCTTGTCTTTAGCTAATTCCCCGTATGCATCTATGTATGCCCACAACGCTTATCATGGTGGTGGGGAAGTTGGTGGTGTAGTTGGGAATATGTCTCGTTTTGGTGGAGAGATAGCCCGAGGAGGATTAAAAGCTATAGGAGGATTTAACTTAGCCAGACCTGGTACTATGAGTAAGATGCTTGAGGAAGATAGGCTAGGTATGACTCAGGACACACTAACTCAGATAGGAAAGATTCTACCTGGGTCACAAACCAATGGTAAGCTAGACTCAAGAGCAGCGTACCAAATCCTGACTGGCACTATGGGAGTACCTGACCAAGAAGCTAGGGCTATGCTACAAGAATTGAAGGGATACCAGCACAAAGGTACTACCGAGCAAATGCTTGCAGGTAATAGAACCGCTATGACTAATAGCCGTATGAAATTTGCTGAACAGCAAGGTGCTGATTATGGTAGATTAACTGGTGGAGTTCAAACAGTTTTTGGAGTAGGAAGAAATATACAAGCCGGTGGGGCTGCTATGGTAAACGCCTTTACTGGAACAGTAGGTAAGGGTTTAGACGCCGTCCAAAATTGGTACACTGAAACTAAGTTTGGTGATGCTAAAGATATGCAAGATGTTACTATGTCTAGTCTTGAGGGTACCGAACGTTTAAATATAAATAGTTTAGACCTTGGCCCAACAAAGGATAGGAAGAATTATTTAAGTAAAGTTGGAAACAGAGATTCTCTGAAAGATGTTGATAATCAAGCCAAGAAAGGTAACGCAGCAGCTATAGCTTTTATCAAGTCCAATGGCACTGATGAAGAAGCTTTAATGCAGTTGGTTAAAGATGGGCACTTAGACCCATCCTATGAAAAGTCTCTTGCTAAACGTCAAGGGTTAGCTGCTGATCTTAAGAGCATGGCTAGAGTCCAAGGTGGAGAGGGAAGCTTTTCCAAAGCGGTGGAAGATGCTTATGGTGGCATAACTGCTGTAAGTGGAGTAATGGCTAAAGGTAAGTACGCTGAACTCGTTGGTCAGCTGAATACCATGAGCAAGGAAGATCAAGGTTACTCCGATAAGGTAGGTGAGCTTTCTAAATTACTAGGAAAAGATCTAGGCCCTATAGCCTTGAAAGAAGAACTCGCTAGCAAATCTGCCCAGGCTGCTCTTGCTAATGGGACTATGAACCAAAGTGGTGTAACTGGTATTGTTGATGATGCTGACTTGGATGAAAGAATCAAGAAAGCAGGTAGTCTGCAAGACTTAGCTAAGTCTACATTAGACGAAAAGCATTTAAAAGCAGGGATCACCACAAAAGAACAATACATATCTGCCTTAGCTGATCAAAAGGGCGGAGCTATTTCTCATGGTAAGATGAAGAATGTCGACCATGTAAGCGCCAAAGATTTAGCTATACAAAGACAATCAGAATCAGAACTTAGAAAACAGCGTGATCGTATCCAACGTTTAGCTGCTGACCATAAGATAGATTTCAGCACAGAAAGTCAAATGAGTGCTGCCGTTGATAATAAAGAAGCGGTAGGTAAGTTTGCTAGTGCAGTAGATTTGTTCCAGACTTCTGTTAATGCTTTGGCTAATCATACTACTGTGGCTAAACAAAAAGCTGAAGAAGATAAGGTAAGAGGCAGATAATGGAAAGAATAATCCCACGCTTAACCCCAATGACTCCTTATGAGGTTTATTTAAATAGGGTTAATTCGACGTTTGATAATATTAGGCAGACTGCGCTAGAGATGGACTATACCCCAGCTCAATTCGGTGGAATATTTGGCCAAGCAGTTGTAGCTAATTCAGGTATGGTTTTAGAACTCACTGAGTTCGAGGTTAAATAATGAGCGACTTTTCAAGTATAGACCAGGCTATAAGTGGAGGTACGGTTAGCTTTAAAGCTACCAGCCCTACTATTAAATCTAGCTTTTCTATAGACCCCAACACCGGCAATCCCCCTTATGCTCCAACTAACAGTGGAACATTAGCGTCTGGTATTGTAAGCCAGAATAACTTTGGCCAAAGTATGCCCCAGAAACTGATGTCAGGGGATGGCTCTTTACAAAACATTATAAGTGGGGTAGTTACAGATCCTGCTAGTTCTAGATATTTATCCAAGTCTACTGAGCTAACAGACGGAGAGAAACGTCTTAACGTAATTCGTTCAAGAGCCTCTCGTAGTCTATACTCAAGCAGTGGTTCCAGCTATTCATCAGATCGTGGTCCTATCTCCTTCATGAGACTTCTGAAGAACAAAGATTATGATCCACTTAAATCAGTTAGTGCCAGTGTAGACGTTAAGACTGAGATTCAGCAACTACTATCGGACAAAGCAACCGAAGGTTTTACCAAGTTCTTTTTAACTGGGGTAAACGTATCTCACAGTGAAAAGACTCAAATCCTTACAACTTTTGGTGACAACGAGGTTGTGTATTACTTCGGTAAGCAGCCTACTATCTTTAACTTCTCTGGTATCTTGTTTGACTCTATTGAAAGTGACTGGTTTACTAAATTCCTGACTCTATATCAACGAGTATTGCGTGGTACAGAACTAGCTAGAAACTTTGCGTTGGTAGAGTTGACTTTACCCAACATGAAGCTTATTGGTACAATCTCTGGCCTAACTCATCAACAAGAGTCTAGCCGAGACACTGACATTTCCTTTACTATGCAATTCATAGCCAAGGAAGTTGAGCCCCTGCCTATGGAAATGCCCAAGGGAACCGCTTCTAACATGGTTGGTACCTTAGTTGACTTCAAAGCTAATCGCTCAGGAGTAGGTAGTTGGGGAATGAGCCTATCTAGTGGATCTTTAGGCGGCGGGTTTATGCAAACCATACCAGGAGCTGGATTTGGTTTAGATCTATTTGGAGGCTTGGGGGATATAACCAAGAGTATTGGTGGGACGTTGACTTCGTTTAGAACGTCGATCTTCTCGCCTGTGTTCGGCATTATTTCCTCTATTACTAAGATCATTAAGAATGTAACTGGCAGTATATCCAAGATCATTTCTTCGTTCACTAACCCCTTGAATCAAATCATCAGAGATATAACTGGGTTCGCAAACAAAGCCGGATCCATTGTTAATCTCGTGGAGAACTCTATCAATAGTGTCTTCTCGATACCTAATCGAACTGTGTCCAACTTTAACACCATGATTAGGGCCTTGAAGAAGAACGCAGGTATTATCTCGAGAGCTCCTGAGGATATCTCGGAGATCTTTAAGCGACAATTTTCTTCTGGGTCTATACGACGCGGGGCACCTATCCTTTCTTCTGGTAAGAAACGTAAGAAGGGCAAAGCTGCAGTACTATCAAGTGGACATCCTTATGTTCCACAACTAAGTTACAGAATCTAAAGAGCTAACATGGCCCGTACCTACTCAAATTTCTTGTTGTTTGAAGATGTCCTTGACAATCTGCCAGAGGATTCTTCTCCTATCCTGCTCCAGGCTGTCAATTTTCTTCTAAACCCTAGTACTGTTATCGTGGAGGAAGACTGTGGAACTTTACTTGGTAAGGTTGTACAAACCAACTTCGAGCTTGAAGGGTTAACTTACCTTGCAACTGGAGACAAGCTATCTCATTCAAGTATACAATCTCTGTTGGCAGATGGTAAATACAAGATTAGAATCAGGGACTTACACTCATGTAACTCCCATCTCAAAGGGGGGGTTTGTCAGAAATGTTATGAGGCTACCCTTCTAGGAGAGACGGCACCTCTTATTGGTACAGCTTTATCTATTCCTACTAGTCTTATCTATCAGTCAGACTTACTCATTGGTAACAACTATACGAGCAAATTCCCTGTGTCTCAGACCGAGGATGACTGGTACGATTTAAAGGTAATACATAATGGGGAGATAATTGACCCGTCCTTATATACCATTGGGTTTGACTTTATTCAGTTTCCTAGTATACTAGCTACAAATGATACTTATGTTGTTCACTTCTTGCAAGAAAACACCGAGCCTTTCCAGGGATATGTTGCAAAGACTTACTCAGGTGGAATCTTAGGTATGGAGCCTTTGCCAACCCTTGACACAATGCTAAGAGAAAGCTTGTATGAGGCTATGTTCCCGGACAACTTTTTCAGCTTGATGATGGAAGAACTTAAGACTTTGAAGACAATACCTTCAACCTATTCAGATTACGTTGAACGTATCCACGACAAATTAGAGAGAGTGCTATATGTGCTTTATTTATATGCTCTCTACAAGAATCTAGAATACTAATGGCCAAACCTAAATCATTCACAGATGTAATCTTTCAAGGAGTTAAAGTCTTCATTGAAGGGGTACAGGTTCCTTTCAACTCTATAAACATAAACTCGGGCATAGGTGGATTACCTACGGCTACCATTTCTATTCCCGTCCAAGCTGGACTCATGGATATAGCCAGGTTCTATAGCCCTAAAGTTCATATCTTCTTTTTAGATAATCTTAATTTCTACGATAAAGACAACACGGGTATCTCCAAGAAACAAGAAAAGCTATTATTTTCAGGACTAATTGCTCAAGTCTCTTACAGCAAGAGCAAAGGGCTAGGTGCTGGGTCCAGTATAACTCTTAGCTGTGTTCACAAATATCAGCTTATGAATGAATGCCTTATTGACTATTCTGGCTGGTTATCGAGAGAACCTACTAACGCTAATGCAGGAAATGCAGCTGTTAAAGCTGATACGGCTAATAGCCAAAGTTCTATCGTTGAAGCCCTACAAGGGGTAGGCCGCGTCACCAGCAAGACAGACCCTATAGCAGACCAAGCAGTTAGCCAATACAACCCTGAAGGTAAGGTAGACGTTATCCCTTGGAACTTCAAGAACAACGCTAGTAGATTGGTTGGAATGCCTGGCACGTTGGTTAATTTCTGGAACCAATTGAAGAGAGCCGCTTTTAATAAAGCTCTCTCAAAGAACAACAACTATGAAAATGAAGGCTTCATTAAGATGTACATGCCTTTGGTTGAAGAAGGACTTAAGTTCTTCCAGAGACTAGGTGGGCATTTTCCTATTGAAGCAGTGTTAGCTGATAACAGAAAGCCTAGTTGTGCGGATACGAAGAAGAGCAAAGAAATCCTTATTCCTCCTTGTAACCATAACTTCATGAAGTCATCTGTAGAAGCGGATATGGCTCTTAGTAATCTAGGGAATATGCTTCAATTCTCAGGAGAGCTGACGACCATTTACCAGATCTTTTCCAGGTTTTTCAGCGCTATTGACTATGACATTCTTACTTTAACTTCCCCAGCTAAGACCCCTATACCACCAATAGTAGACACGACTCAAATCGAAGTATTAGACGCAACGACCTCAAATGGTATTCTAGAAGGGAAAACTATTTCAGTTATAGATACGATTGTAAAGCCTAGGCTACCTTTCTATTTTTCCCCAATCTGTAACGTTTTGTTCCCGAGTATGTATCATACAATCAACGTTATGTACGATGAAATGAACATACCTACTAGAGTCGACGCTTACAACCAAGAGTCTATCGACGCTCAAGGATATAACACTCACTTTAGGGCTCCACATAGCGTGAGAGAGTCTATCGCCAAAAAGGTGTCGGAAATGGATTCTTCAGCTCCATTTAACCTTATTTCCAGCACGGGTACATCAGCAGGGGCTATTGGTCTATTCGAACAAGGTCGTGGCGTTAAGATGGAATCAGTAGCGTTCCCAAGCTGGCTATCTAAGTTCTCAGCTTCGTCTTATGGCAAAGATGGCTCTTCGGATCAACCCCCTGACCAGAACGAGGATCCTTTTGCGTATGCCGCATTAGAGAAACTAAAGAAGGGTTGGGAGATACGTTACCCAGGCGAAAAGAACGCCAACATGAATCCTTACTCAAAGAGTACGGTAGGTCTAAACTCACACCATAGAGTTCTCTTTGCTTCGGCTGATTATTTTTACACCCACGTATTTGCCAGGTCAAAAGCTGGGTCTGTGGATTGTCTGTTTAATCCTTATATTGTGCCTGGTTACCCAATGGATATTCTAGAAAAGAATCCTCTATATCCAAGCTTCCATGCTCACTGTACAAACGTGTCACACTCTATTTCAGCAGAATCTTGCAGTACCAGCATAAGCTTTACAGCGGCTATGACCTACTCTGAGTTAGCTAACTATTACATCCCCTTTGCTAATCCTTTCCTGCAGGTAACACTAGGGTTAACCGATAGTCCTAGCTTGGTTAACCCAACAGATACGGCTTATAAAACGGCTGACGCCTACTACAAATATACTTTAGGCGTACCAAGCATTGCGCCTAGCGATCTAATGGACTTTAACACTGGAGCGTTGTACCCACATAAGTGGAATGACACGAAAACGGATTGGGAACGTGGTTCAACTGATTCAATGAAGGGTCCTAATGGTGGGGAGATGAACCCTAACCTCACCTTTGAAGGAAATCTTTACTTGGTTCAAAGAGAAGTTGAGACCAGGGAAGATATAGAAGATAGTGACATTTATGGGACAGGCATAGGGGTCAAGTTTATTGATATGACTCCACAGAACTATCAGTCCACTGCTATAAAATACAAGGATGCTCATTTAGATGAAGCAGCTAAGTTTGAGATTGGTCAAAGCCAATTCTTAACTTATGACTTGTACTTTGATAAAGTAGCTGAGAAACCAACTTCTACCCCTTCTACTAGTTCTATAACCGCTGGAGGGGCAACCTTTGACGGGGAAACCGTGGTTCAGTCTACGGCTACTTATGATTCAACCAGTGATCAAGTTTTCTAAGGAATAACAATGGGTTACCAATTTGATATCAGTGCTTCACAAGACGGAACAGAACGAGGGCAGATAGTCCCTACGTCTATTCTTGAAAAGGATTTACTTTCAACGACTTCTGAAGCTAGCATCGTCTTTACTCAGCAAGGCTTTTCCGCTAATCTTCAAACGTTTTTAATAAACTACGTTATTTCCGTATCCTCTCTCTATTCGGTCTACTCATAATGGAAAATATTATTCAACCCACGCTCCCAGACTTAGTTCCAGAACGTCCTGCTTTTATCGACTATAAAAAAAGGGACTTAGACCTATACAATACCTGGAAAGAAAATGGGGATAAAAAGGCTTTAGGTAATCTAATCAAGTCTTTACACCCAATTATATACTCAGAGGTTAGACGTGTCTCTGGCACCTTGCCTGAGTCTGCGCTTTCAGCTGAAGCTAAACGCTGGGCTCTTAAAGCCATACAGACCTATGACCCCACCAAAGGTGTAGCTTTGTCCACGCATGTAATGAACTATCTTCCTAAGGTCAGAAGATTAAACTATAAGTATCAGAACTCGGCTAGATTGCCAGAGAATTTACACTTACAGTTTACTGAGTTTCATAACGCAGTTTCACACTTGGAGAATACCTTAAATAGAGAGCCAACTGACGAAGAGATAGCCAAGCAATTAGGTTGGTCAAAACCTTTGGTTGTTAAGTTTAAGGGATCTTTATACGAAGACCTGGTTGAATCAGCAACTCAACGTCCAATCGAAACTACTCAGTTCAACTCAAACAAGTTTCTCTTGGATCATTTGATGGACCAGCTTGACGAACAAGAAAAGACCTTGCTCTTGAACAAGGGTGAGATGTCAGCAGCAGACTTGGCAGCAAAACTAGGCGTTAACGTTTCTCGCCTCAATTACTTAAGTGCGAAGCTTAGAGACAAGATAGCAAAGATCAAAACTGAAATAGGAATGTATTAATGCCAACAATGGATTTATCTGGGATGAAGGCTGATATGGAATCGGCCTCTATTGGCTTTTCTAAGCTCTCTGGTGACTTGTCCAGTCTGACTAGTGGGTTTGCGTCCAAGGCTATTCCTGAGATCGGAAAGATAAGTGACCTACTACCAGACGTAACGGGCTCTTTGAGTAGAGCTGCGGCTAGTATTGGTGACACTATAAACGGGGAAAGCATCACAGCTCTTCCCAAGATGAAAAGCATGTTAGAGGGCCTGGTTCCTGACACTAGTCAGTTGAAGGATCTTTGCGACGTAGCAAAGAAAAAGATAGAAGCTGGGGTAGCTGCCGTTGCCCCAGGAGTAACAGGAATATTGGGCCAACTCAAGGCTTTAGGGGAAAAGGTAGACGCCAGTGCTAAAGCTGCGATAGCTACTATGGATGCAGAAAGCTTCCAAGCACCCTCGGAAGCTAGTGGCTTATTGAATAATATAGATAGTATTGCCACAACAATGGGTAAGTTTGCTAGCGATGTTGGTAAGTATGTTTTCGATCCAGACAGTGGCCCCGCTCCTCACTTTTCTCAAGTCATTGATTCAATTAAGATAGATCAGTTACTAACTACGGCAAATAATGTGAAAGGCCAAGCGACTGGTTTTGCGGCTGGGGCGGTAACCTCTAACTTGTACAAAGCAGCTGGCATATTGAAAGAAGCTTCTCTTAGAATTGCATCAAAAGCAGCGTTGTATCAAAAAGCTGAATTAGAGTTAGGAGCAATGTCGGATCAGATTAGTGCAGACGTTGCTATTGAAGTAAATAGAGTTCGTGGTAGCTCTCCTGAGCAGAACGTAGGTATTTAATGGGTATTAACACAGTTACACGTATAGGTATTTCAGAAAACTTACCCACTGGGTCAAGCTATGACTTACTGCTTATCTCAACACCAGAGGGCTTCCCAGCTAGCAAGCTGGATTTTGTCTTAGAAGACACTCCTAGAAAGATTACGGGTTTACAGAAAGTAGCTCAGTTTTTTCTCAAGGTCCTTTTTACACAAAAAGGCTCCGACGTAATACGTACCAACCTGGGTACTGCTTTTCCCAATCTTTGTATTGGGGCAAACAGAACTAGGGATGATAGCCTATTTCTTGCGGCAGTAGCAGATGCTATTAAGGACGCAGAAGGACAGACACAGAATCTCTTGAGCGGAGCTAACTTGGACTTGGCTTCGCAGCTTGATTCGATTACAATACAAGGTCTCAATACAGATAATATTGAGTATCTGGAAATTTACCTGACTATGTTAACTCAGGCTGGCGAAAGTGCGTCAATCGCAGTTCCATTTCCAGCTTTAGACCTTAAATTGAGCAATGGGTAATAAACAAAGGAAAAAAAGTGTCAACTAATAATATCGATTTATTCTCTTATTTACCTGGTCTTGAGGTTAGCCCAAACGAGGTGCTTGAAGCCGAGCTTATTGCACAACAAATTCTTACAGCTAAATTTCAAACTATGGATCTTCGTGAAGGCACCGCACTGAGAGATCTAGTTCTTAGACCTACTGCCACTTTATTAGCAATGATTAATAAGGCTCTTACCTTTTACTTTCAGCAGAACACTCTTAGTGGGGTAACCGACTCTACGCCCCAAGCATTTGTGGACAAGCTACTGGAGAACTGGTTCTTGTCTCGTAAGTTAGGTAGAACTGCAGTTATCAATGCTCGTATCTATTTTGCCAAGTCTAAGAACATAGCTTTATACCCAGACATAAGCTTCTCTACAGACGGTAAGCTAAAGTTCCATCCTATTAGTGCAATGAGCTTTGCGGCTTCCCAGCTAACCTTTGATCCAAGTGCCAACCAATACTTTTTGGATGTAGATTTGGTAGCAGCCGCTGCTGGCAAAGACTATAACATCACGTCCGGATCCTTGCTTTATTTCTCAACGTTTGATCCTTATATGCTTCACGCTGAAATCAACTACTTGAAGGAAATCGCTGAAGACATTGAGACTAACACCAAGTTCATTACCAGAGCCAAGTCAGCTATCTCTACTCGTAACCTTATCAACGTTCCTTCTATTACAACAAATTTATTAGACACCTTTGCAATGTTGGATGGAGTCTACCCTGTAGGAATGGGTAGCAAGGAAATGACGAGAGACCAGATCAAGGTCTTAGTGCCTGGCGTTGCCGATCCTATTTGGATCCATAATGGTGGATGCGTAGATGCCTATTGCCGAGTTCCCTTGGCCAGCTCTATTCTTCAGTTAACAACCGACGCTACTGGCAAGGTTGACATCACGGGTTCTATTTATAAGATTGAAAGATCAAGTATTACTGGTGGGGCATTGGATGATACTCTGCCTCTACAGAATTATCAGACGGTAACAAGCCTTACCACTACTGGTTCTGTGGCTACTGCTGACGTTGCAGCTCACGGGTACAGTAACGGGGACCAAATAACAATCGCTGGAGCCTTGCCTTTAGCCTATAATGGCGTAAAGACTATTACGGTTACCGGACTAGGCACCTTTACTTTCCCAATAGCCTCTGGAACCGCAACCCCTGCTACGGGTACAATTACTGCTGGTAAGGATGTTCCCTTCACTACTTCAAACAAATATTGGATTACTGCTACTCCTACTACTATTGCTAGGACGGGGTCTACAGCTACGGTTACAATGGATAACCACGGGCTTATGCAGTTTGATAGAGTTACTATCTCTGGAGCTAATCAAGCTGAGTATAACAACACCTTTGTTTTAACCGATGTTCCTACTAAAGATACTTTCACGGTTACTGTTACGGGCACCCCAGCTACCCCAGCAACAGGAACTCTGGTTGTCAAGTACGTTGACCGAAACAATGACGTTGGCTTCTCTGACAGACAGTACGTAGTTGCTGACTTCGGAGTAGGCCATGCAAATAAAACAGTTAGTTTCGTGTTACACATGCACCAGAATATAAATGGTCTACAGGATTATCTCTCTGATGCCGAGAAGAGAGTGCTGTGTGGAGATATAATGGCCAGAGGCTTTAACCTGACGATGCTAGACATAGCTATCACAGGATACAACGGCCCAGCTCCGAATGCTACGACTTGTAACGATGTGGTTGTCGCATACCTATCGCTGCTTGAGCCAGGACAACCTTTCGTTATGTCGGACCTATTGGCTAAGCTTTATGCTGCGAATATAACAACTATTCAAACCCCTCTTTCTGTGACTTATACAAAATATTGGAATGACTTGCTGGCTAACACAACCGGGACTATTACTGACGTAATGGCCCCTAACGATACTACCAACATTTTCGTGATTAACTCTCTGACTACAACTAACCAAGTTATCGTATGAGCGAATATACCAATCTAGCTGAGTTTTCCAGCGAAGGGTTCAACATAGGTAAGGATAAGAAAGTCCTTACTTATATGCATGGTCTTTCGGACTTCTGGGTTCATATGTTTGAGGACGCTTCGAAGATTAATCTTCTTCTTGAAGCTAATGCAATAACGTCTTCTGACATCTACAACAAGTTCCTGCAGTTGACTTCAGTCATTAGCTTGGAAGGTATCACAACCCTTACTAATACTCAGATTAAGCTGGTCCTTATTTCCACCGACAACGCTGTCCAAGGAGAGGTGGAAACTTACTCATTCCCTGCTGATACTCCTGTAAAGAGTTCTCGTTGTATTGCCAACCGTGCTTTCCTGCCCACAGTTTTGCTGGAACACAACGCTGACTTTTACATTGACGCTGACCTAAACCAGATTTCCTTCTCTAGACCACTCTCTAGTCTTGGCTTCCCTTTCCGTAATACAACTACCGGAGGAAGAGAATACGCCTTATGGTTTATTGACGCCAGGATTGACGACGAAGTTATTTACAACTACTACGCCAAGCTTATTGGAATAGACCCAACCACGTCTTCAGACAATTTCAAAAACTTTGTTTATGGTCTTTACTACTTATATGTGAATGGTCCTAACCTAGCCCATCTACGTAAAGGTCTGAACATAACGCTTGGTATTCCTCTGGCCAGAGAAATAGAAACTGTCCTAGAAATAAAGAAATACCTAAACACTGACCAATACTTGGTTATCACTGACCTTAATTCTTATTTGATTCCATATGGTCTAACCCCTACAGTAAGTGTAGATGATGTCCTGGCTGTCGGAGACGAGATAGCTGTTTGGGTCGAAGTAAAAGATTATCAACACGATGGTGAATGGTGGATCAACTTCATGATCCCATCCCACGTTCTTCCCGATGTTCCTACTGACATAGTTGGGAGAAATCGCTATGCAACAAGCGGTAGCTATGCTGACTATCTGATGCAGAACTACCTGAAGAAGCACACTTTCCTGGTCAATGTTAAAACCGTTTCTTTCAAGAATATACAGAGCTTTGAACAGTTAGCCAAGATCATTGCAGATGTAAAGCCTGCTTATGCAACTCCTATTTATGTTTGGACTGTACCTACTGCTGATGAAATCCTGGCACTTAACGATGATGGATTCTACAAATCTGCTGTCTATCAGCGTTGTGAGTCTTTATCAGATGGTACCTATAGGCATGAACGTGATGCTACAAATCCTCTTACTCGTGATTGCCCTCACCTCACCCGCATGTCTGTGGCAAGAGATTTAGACAAACTCTGTGGATATTCAGCTGAAACGAATGGACCAGTTCGTACTTACTCTGATGGTAACTTAACTGGGTTCATTGCTCCACAACGTGGCTATAGAGCTTTGACTACCAAAGAAGCGGCCTGGATGACTACCCTACGTGGAGATCGAGGACAAGACCAATACCAAGGCCGCAGAGGAATGCTAGACAGATACAGATCAAATGTCCTGGTTGGGGACGGGGTTTCAGTCCACCCTATAACTAAGACAAATTTCCCTGGTTATAGAATGGTGCATCTATATACTACAACTTTGGACGACGTTAAAACCAAGTTTGCTTTTGCTGGATCGTCCATCCCTGACTCATATCTATTTACTCTATTCAGACCGGGACAATCCTCTGATCTAATAAACGAACATGCTCTTAATGAGTCAGTGCTATTTAACTATTATGATGTTATGGTGCGTAACCTTGATTTCTTCTTCACAAGAGATTCCAGTGTGGGTCCTATTAGTCCATTCTTACCTAAGGATGGATACAAGACTTTTAAGCCTACCGTCTCAGACCTTATGGAAGAAGACTTCCTAGCCTTCACTCGAATATTCGAAAACGCTATTGGCGTATTCTGGATCACTAAGAACTTTAACTGCGAGACTCCTCCTTACTGGGCTAGGGATCCTGCTGACTCATTAAATATTAGGATATCGGGTAAAATAACAAGAGGTATGGCTCCTTTAGGCAGTCCGTTCTACCAAGTGCGTTGTGCAGGAGCCAATATTACGTATAATCCAAGCAATGCTATAAATGAAGAACAAATCAATGATAACCAAGACACTACAGCTAGCATCGCTGTTTACTATGGGGACTCATTGAATCCCTCTTTTCCTGTTGACAGAAGTGGAAGAGATTTGGTAACATATAATCCTTTAGGGTAAAAATGAACATATTAGAAAATCTAGAAATTCGTGGTGATCTAGCAATTTACAAAGATTATCATGCTGGTCGAGGAAAGGAGCTTTTCTTTGAGGAAAAGAATCTGATCATGAATGAGGCAAAGAGGTTCCTGCTTTCTGGAATCTATTTACCTGGCATTGTCTCTGATCCAGTTCTTAACTTAAAAGCTGGAACTGGAGGCTGTATTGACCCTCAAGGCCTATACCCAAAGAGTGAAGACCCTACCCAGACTGATTTGATTACTCCAGTAGTTACCGTTCCCGTTGTTTATGTCTTAGATAACATAAATATCATTATTACTTTCTTGGCGGATATTGACCAATCTCAGTGTAATGGATTACTATTATCAGAAGCCGGGTTATTTAAAGCTAGTGGCCTTATTCTAAACGTTAAAAATCATCCTGGCATTAACAAGACTATCGACTTTTCGGTGCATTGGGAATGGCGAATTAGGTATCTATAATGGGTAAAATTTGTACGTATTGTAAAGAAGAAAAGAATTTAGACGAGTACACGTTTGATAAACGTAGTAAAGATGGTAGACAGTCTTGTTGTAAAGAATGTAATAACTTAAAAGTTAAACAAAAATATAAAACGGATGCTTATTTTAAAGAATCTGTTAAAAATAGGGCATCTACTTGGTACCAAGAAAATACTGATCACAAAAAAGAATACGATAAAAAAAGAGTAGAAGAAAATAAATTTACTATTTACGCAAAAAATAAACAACATAGAGATTTACCTGCCTCTAAAATAAAAGCTAAAGAAAGATACTCAAGATACTATCAAGATAATAAATTAGACTTTTTTGTTAGAGCAGCACAACGTAGATCAATAAAGAATAGGGCTACTCCTACTTGGGCTAATAGAGAAAAAATAAAACAGCTCTATGCTGATTGCCAATTACTTACGGAAATGACAGGTGTGCCTTACAGTGTTGATCATATAATACCACTTAAAGGTAAATTAGTTTCTGGCCTGCATGTGGAGTATAATCTACAAATTATCCCTCTAAAAGAAAATCTGGCTAAACACAATAAGTTAATAGAAGACCTTTTATAATGACTACAACACTTAATGTACTTACTGAACTCGAAGGGGATCATTATCTAGTAACTGCAGCGGTGCAGCCAGGAGGTACTTTACCTGTCGAAATCTTTGTTTATACTAATACTGGAACAAACATATTGGGAGAGTTTTTTGGAACTTGCAGCGTAGAAGAATTGGGTAGATTACCTATTTTTTCAGGAACTACGATTCCTATCTTTGGAAATAGGTTTGTTAGGTACAACCAAGCTAAGATAATAGTAACAACTCAAGATGATCCTTCTACTGTAATTACTGCGCTAGTCAAAAATGTAACTGCGCTTAGTAAAGCCTTACAGACTAAAATAAATACGTCAAGTAATTATATCATTCCTTAAAGGTAATCATGCTACAACTCTATGCTAACAACGCCAAGACAACTCTAGATAACGCTATCGGAACCTCAGATACGGCTATTATAGTTGTTGATGGTTCTAAATTCCCTACCCCAGGCGCTAATGAGTTTTTTTTAGTTACTCTAGAAATAGACACTCAAAGAGAAATTCTTTTAGTCACCGGACGAAGCGGTAACACTTTTACTATTGCTGCTACGGGGCGCGCTCAAGAAAATACCACTGCTAGTGCCTTTGCCAGAGGAGCAGTAGTAGAATGTCGTGTAACAAGAGACACTCTACGAAGAATGTCTAGATCTTTGATTCAGATTGCCGGAGTGGAAACTTTGGTAGCTCCTAAAGACAGTTACAACGATGGGTATGTATGTGGTACCTTTGATCCTTCTGGTAATCCTGTTCTTTGCATTGCGAAGGATGCATATACCTGGAGATACATTAATTACACTCCACAGCTAACAACGACGGCTACAGCTGGTACTACGACTTCTGCAACTGCAGCGTCCATCCCTCTTTCTGGATTAACTGCAGGTAAGTATTTGATTCAATTCACTTCTGGTACTAATACTGGATATGTGAGACTGTTAACCAGCATCGTTGGGGCAACAGCTAGCTGGGTTCAAGCTTTACCAACCGCTGTAGTTAATAGCGACACATTTGAAATAGTAAAAGCAAATTCTTCAATAATTCTCGAGGCATTGGCAATTGGCGATGACGCCGTTATCATGCCCTTACTTTTAGGTGGTAATTAATAATGGCAACTAACTTCGTCCCAGCAGATGCTGCAGTACTAGCAACCCGCACTCTTTTATATACTGCAACAACGCAGGCAGTACTTTTCTCAGGCACCGTCGCTAATATAGATGATGCCAATATGTCAGACCACGTTTTAACTATGGAAGTTAAGCGAGGGGGGTCATATATAAACGTGCTAAATAAAGTTCCTATCCCTTATGGTAGTTCTTTGCAGTTACCAAAAGTGGCTTTGGTTAGTGGGGAAGAAATCTATCTTACTGCTGATCTGGTTAGCTGTCTTATTGCTAGACTTTCTCTAGTAGAAAAGACTTAAGGATAAATAATGGGTAACTATATTGGTATAGAAGCCACTCAGCAAAGGGATACTCAGAATAGAGTTTCCTATACTGCAACGGATGGACAAACCACATTTGCGGCAATATACTCTGTTGGCTATATTGACGTTTATCAAAACGGAAACAAACTTACTGTAGGAATTGACGTTACTGCCAATAATGGAACTAGTTTCATCCTTGCAACTCCTGCAGTTCTTGGGGATGCAGTGGAATATGTAGCTATCAAAGCTTCTAACCCTTACGATGTTTATACCAAGCCTCAAGCTGACCAAAAGATGGGATTCTATGGAGTAGCAACTGGTACTGGCGATGCCATGACCGCTGCCTTTACTCCGGTTCCTACTGCTCTTGTGGACGGGGCTGAGTTTAAGGTCAGAGTTCCAGCTGCAAACACGGGAACAACCCCAGCCCTTACTATTCAAGGCTTAGGCGTTTCCAAGACAATTTACAAATATGGTGGTCAAGCTATACAGCCAGGGGAATGGGGTGCAAACCAAGAAATTACTCTTCGTTATGTTACCACTGGGGATAGGTTCGAATTAGTTAGTAATGGTATGGGGATAAACTTTGCAACTCTTACTGATGCAGCCACTATTAACTGGAATATAAGCTTAGGAGTTATGGCTACGGTAACACTAAACGTTGCTGGTGCTACAAGAATCTTTGCTAATCCTACTAATCTGAAGCCTGGGACTTATATCTTATTTGTAAAACAAGATTCAAGCGGAAATAGAACCTTTAGTTCATGGGGTAGTGTGTTTAAGTGGAGTGGTGGAACTATCCCTACTCTTAGTACTGCTGCTAACTCAGTTGATATCTTTTCTTTTGTTTGTGACGGAACAACCCTATTCGGAGTAATGAATAAAGGATTTGTGTAATGATTTTGCTTAATCCCTGCTGGCCAGGTGGGTTTATGTATAACCTAATTATTAGCGTAGACACTCCTAATGTAGATATTAAAACCCTAGCTATAGCTGCAGGATGGGATCAGGTATTGGCGCTTTTTGCTTCGGTAACGATTAACTCTGGGGTTTATGTTTATTCAACTTCAGTTGCTACTCCTGCCCTTAAAACAAATGTTACTTTTCCCTCTGGTTCTAGACTAACTTTAATAAATAATGGTTATATATATGGAAGAGGTGGTGCTGGAGCCACGGGTGGTAATGCTTCTTTCCCAGAGGGTACTCCTGTTCCTTCTGCTGGTGAAAATGGAGGACCCGCACTTTCTATTGATCTATCTACGACTTTTACTAACAATGGTTTAGTAGGCGGTGGCGGTGGCGGTGGCGGTGGCGGTGGTGGTGGTATTAGAAACTCAGGCGGATGGTTTAACTCTGCTGGTGGAGGTGGAGGTGGCGGACAAGGGTACTCTGGTGGATCTGCAGGTGGCGCGGGAACTTGTTGGGGAGGAGCCCCTCAAGCTAATGGCGCGGCGGGGGTAGCAGGAACAAGTTCCGGTCCTGGAACTTATGGTGGTGGGGGGGCAACAGGTGGTGGAGAATATGGAGGTTCAGGTGGTACTGGTGGGGCTTTAGGAAATAATGGTATTACTGGAAATTCCGGGTCTGGTCCACAATCAAGTGCAGCGGGAAGTGCTGGGGGAAATGCTGGAGCCTGTCTAACTGGGTACTCTAACATAACTTGGGCCTCAGCTAATCCAGGAACTGGAAATATACAAACTGCTTCTTTCAAAGGGTTAATCTCTTAGTAAATCGGATAAATAAAACATGTCAATCAATCAACAAAACGTAGTAAGACTTTCTAGAAACCCATTTCGTACCCACGAGTTAACGAATCTCCTATACCCCTCTGTAGACGGTGGATATAGAGACACGTACAGAGCTGGGTGGCTACCCTCGTTCTTCAACCAACAATGGGGCGGGGCTCAATTCGGGGTGGAGCAACAGGACGGAGCTACTGGGAATACTTATAAGTTTAGTGTGGCTACGGGGAATGTTGAAGACAACGCTACCTATAACGTTGGAAACGTTGCTGGTTCTACTTGGCAAGCACAAGGTTTTAAGGTAAGTGAAACCACAACACTCTCTGCCATTTGGGTTAAACTTCTCAAGGTGCAAGGTGCTGTTGCTGGTAATGCTGGTACTCTACAACTTTATGTTCTTCCTGATGCCGGTGCTGGGACTTTACCAACAGGGTCAACTCCTATTACTAATGGTACGGCTACCCCTATAGCTCAAAAGGTATTTACAACTAAGACTGATGGTGAATGGTATCGTTTTGTCTTCCCAACTCCTCCAACTTTGACTGGCGGAACAACCTATCACCTTGCAATGAAATCTTCAATTGCAGTAGACGCAACTAACTACATTCAGTTTAAATCGACTACCCCTAAAAAATATCCATTAGGCCAACTCAGTACTGGAGATGGTACCCCAACTTGGAGTCCGGGCGCTACTATAACTATGTGCTTCCTAGCCGAAACCGCAGCTACTGCCCAAGTTATCCAGCCTGCTGGAGTCTTCGACCAAAAGTTCAGCTTTAAGGAAGGTACTCCCCTAAACCAATCGCGTAGCTTTACTCAACCTCTTCGTAACTTCTTCGATGGTAAAGAGTTCACCTACTACGGAACCTGGACAGCCTTAACCAAGGATAAAACCTTTGCCGACTTCCTATATGGTTTAGACCATGACAGAATCGTTTTACGTTGCAATGTAACCACAGGTTTCCCACAGCTAGATGTCTATGACAACTTAGGTGCCAAGCGCACAGTCCTAGGAACAATTGACGTTTCCTCTGGTAACCATCAAGTTGGCGTTCACGTAAGAGCTAGGGGTGACGGAGCTGACAAAATTGAATTGCTTATTGATGGTGCTGTAAACGCTACGCTTGGGGCTTTGACTTTAAACTTTGACCCACTACTACGTGACCTGGGAACAGCCTGGGTTGGTGGTGGGTTTGTTGTAACTCCTGTACTTTCTACCAACTCAATTTCTCCATTCGTAACTACTACTCTTGGTGGGGGTTGGAGTACTTGGTCTGGAACCAGTACAGTTGCTAACGCTGCTTCAGTTGTAGGTGGAAAATTGGTTTTGAACAAAGCAGGCTATGCTGCTACCGACACGGGATTTTATACTCTTCCAACCGCAGCTCTTTCTAATGCTAATGGTTGGGCTTTTATCTGGAAGTGCAGAGTTGGAAACAATGTTAATATTCCTTTGACTACAACTACCGTAGATGCAGTAGCAATCGCAGTTCTAGACGGAACAAAGAGAGTCGACGTTTCCATACAAGAATACTTTATACAAACAAGTGGGGTTTCTGTTACTACTCAAGACTTTATTGTTCAAGGTGATTTCAAGAGCCAGGAACACGTATATCTGTTACAAGGTAAAGGTTCAGACTACTTCTTGTGGATCGACGGAAAACTAGCCATAGATGGAACAGGAAAACTTCTTGGTACTGCCTCTGCTGTAAATGAAATTCGTTTTGGAGACACTTCTGCTGTCTCAGGTACTAACGCAGACTCAGTCTGGTCCTACTTCAAATACTACACAACCGCTGCCCTTCTCCCACAAGCTACTTCTGGCTCACTGTCTGAGTTTGCAACTTGGTCTGGAGACAAGACAAATTACGCTGTGGACTTGTATGCAGGCGGGACATTCAACTCCGTGAAGAAGTATTGTGGTATGGAGAGAAACTATGTTGAGAATATCGTACAACGTGAAATAAAAAAGGGTGTAATAAGTGCTCCTACTGCTTCTGGCACAATGACATTAACTCCTGATTTAGAATTGTATTGTATAGGCTCTAACATATATATAGTTTCTCAGTTAACAGCTGCTAACGCAAGTGCTTCCTCTGGTCCTGAAGTTAACTCAGTTGTGGATAATGTAACTGATCTTTCCTGCTATTCCATTAGCGATCAAAACAGCACTCTGCGTGGGTGTCCAGTCTCTACTTATAACTTTGTTAGAAATCTAGGCTTACACAAAGCAGAAACTAAATGGAGAACATCATCTGGAACTTTAAATGGTATTCTTACGCAGAGATGTTTGACTGTCGAATCCAAGTCTTAATCAAGGAAAATAAATAATGGCATTAACAAAAGCACAACTGGCAATGCAAGAAGTAGCCCCGTTTAGAAACAAGGTAATTAACGGGGATATGAGGGTTGCTCAGAGAGCCACGTCTATAACGTTGAGTAACCAGTCAGGGTATTATGTTCCAGATAGATTCTTTATTTATTGTACCAACACTTCTGGAGTTTTAGCCCAAGTTACTGGGGAAGGTGGTTTTGCCAAGATGCTAAAACTAGGTAGAACAGCAGCTACAACCCATACTGGTGTGCTGCAGCCGATGTATGCAATGGAATCCATAGATTCTATTCCTTTACAAGGGAAGACAATAACCTTAAGTTGGTACGCGAAAGCTGGAGCTAATTTTAGTGCTGCAAGCAGCCGTATGACTTGCTACCTTGCTTCGGGAACAGGAACTGATCAATCAGCTCAAGGTGTGTCAGCTTGGCCTGGAGTAACTTATCCTGCATCTACTAATACCCAAGCTATAACCACTACTCTTACTCGATATTCTTTAACCGGAATAGTACCCTCTAATTGTACTCAGCTAGGTTTCTGGATGTCTTACACTCCCATTGGAACTGCTGGGGCAGATGACAACATGTATATAACCGGTATTCAGCTAGAGGTTGGTAGTATTGCAACTCCGTTTGAACAGAGGTTTATTGGAACGGAATTGGCGTTATGTCAGAGGTATTACTTCAAGAGTTTCCCCGGAGCAGTTTCTAAAGTTCTTAGTCAATCGTTGGTGGCTACTTCAGGTACCCAAGCACAATCAATAGAAAGATTCCCGGTTACAATGCGTACTGCTCCAACTGGTACCCTCGAACAAAGTGGAACAGCAAATAATTATGCTCTTTCAATAGGAGCAGGATTAACAGTGTGTTCTGCAGTTCCTGTGATAGCAGCATCAACAACTGTGGATTATGGATCCGTAACCTGGACTGTTGCATCGGGGTTAACTGCTGGTAGCGGAGGCCATGTAAGAACAGATGCAACAAATGGAGCCACGGCTTACCTAGGCTTTTCTGCGGAGCTATAATGAATATCATAACCATAACCACAACAGCCAATCCTGAGCTTTTACGCCAGGCTTTAGAATTAGTTCTCGTATTGTTTTCAGCAGGAAACCCCTGGGACCTTTCTGTAATCGATGATCAAGCTACGATCACCTCTAACTTAGAAGTAGAAGCACTTCAGGCTATAGCTACTTTTGTAGAATCAACTCCTGACTTTTCTTCTGCAACTTATATTTATACCCAAGCAGAAGGCTTCTCTTTGAAACCTGTTGAGCCTCCTGTTGAACCTGAGCCCGAGATTCCTCCCGTAATTGTTCCCCCTGTATTAACCTCAGTTTTAACAACCTTAGTTAACCCCGAGCTTTTCCGCCAGGCTTTAGAACTAGTTCTTGGCTCAGTTTCGGAGTCTAACTCTTGGAATATCTCTACAGCTGGTAGTCAGGCAACGATTAACTCAATTCTAACTCAAGAAGCAGTCCAGGCCATCGCTACTTTCCTAGAATCTACTCCTGACTTCTCTGCTCAGTTTTACACCTGGAATGGAACTGCGTTCAAAGAAAACCTTCCTGCTCTCCGTGCTGATGCATTGCTTAAAATCGATGTAGCAGCGGGTCAGACACGTTTAAAATACCTGACTAGTATCCCAGGTCAAGATGCGACTTATCTCGCCAAGGAAGCTGACTGTAGGGCCTACAAAGCCGCTGCCTATCCAGAAGACACGACAGGATATCAATGGGTGGTTGCCGAAGCTGAAGCAACTGGTCTAACTCCTACCGAAGCTACGGATGCAATCATTCTACAAGCAAACCAATGGAGAGTCGTTGGCTCGATGATTGAAAAAGTACGTCGTGGTGGTAAAATAGAAGTAAGCAAGAAAATTAAGAAGTCGACAATCGAGGCTTCTCTCTCAGCCACCCTAGCTGCTCTACAAGGTTTATAACATGGCAAATTATATCGGCATTGAGCCACGCTCAAACAGTAACCTTCGAGACTACTTCTCTGGTACTGGCGCACAGACAGTATTTACACTAAGCTCAAATCCAGGTGGAGCTAATGGAGTCATTGTTGCTGTTTCCGGTCTTTTGCAAAAACCAGGCGTTTCTTACTTCGTTTCTGGAAAGACTCTAACGTTCAGTGAAGCTCCTCCTGTCCCGCTGAGTGGTGAGCCAAACAATATCGAAGTCATCTACTTGCAAAGAATGGGTGCAGCTCCCAGTGTAAACTGGAAACTTCCACCAATTGCCAATGGTACAGGCACGGACGCAATCACGGCAACATATACTCCAGCTAATCCAAGCTTAACTACTAACCTGCTCTTGTACGTAGTCCTTTCTGGGGTTAATGCAACGACTGGTGTTACTTTTAGCCCAGACGGACTTACCGTAGCAAACGTCAAGAACTTTGACGGAACCTTGCTTCAGCCAGGTGCTCTAAGAGGTACAGTCCTTTTACGTTATACAGGAACAGAATGGTGGCTAGCTAGCATGGCTGGTACCAACGGAACAATCGCAAGAACTGCAGTTACAGGCCCAACGGTTACCCTTGACTTGGTTAACTATGGTTCCTTTACTTATTCAATGACAACCAACACCACGTTCAACTTCCCAGGTACTGTACCTGCTAGTGGAGCTTGGTATGTGGACATTACAATGGACTCAGTTGGGGGCTATACACTAACCTTTAACGCTGGCTACAATAAGGTCTATGGATACTATTTTGACGCCCTTCCAAATGCAATTTTCCGTCTCTGGCTAACTGCTCGTGGAAGTAGCATTATAGATGTGAATATAGAACGTCTGGTCTAATCATGGGTTTACCAATCGCTAGAAGTGCTAATCGTGGAATACGAGAGTCTCGTAATGTGTTCGAGAGTCAGAACTCGTGCAGGTTTAATGGGACTAACAGTTTCTGGAACAGAACTTTCCTCACTAACGGTAATAGAAAGACGTTTACCTACTCCATAGTAGTAAAAAACTTCTTCGGTAAGGACTGCTGTTTACTAAACGCTGGTAATACAAACACTGACTATGCGGTATTTGGTATCAGAATGTCAGGTTGGAATAGTAATGAAGTTATACTGTTTTCAGTAGCTTTAAGTAATGTTTCACAGTGTACATTAACCGGTGCTCCTTTTTATAGAGACACCGCTTTCAGACACATAGTACTAACAGTAGACACAACCCAGATTGTTCCGTCTGAGCGAGTTATAATCAAGCATAACGGAGTTAGGATACCGTTAACCGGTAATTATCCTGCTCTAAACCAAGATTTAGCGTACATAAACAACAACGTTCAACACTGGATAGGGCAGTTATATACGTACTATTCAGACATGTACATTGGCGAAGTCAATTTTGTCGATAGTCAGGCTCTAGACGCTACCAGCTTTGGTTACTTCGACGTTCTTGGTGAGTGGCATCCACGTAAGTACTCAGGCGCATATGGGGCTAATGGTTTCTATCTTCCGTTTAACGACGGTAGCTCGGCTGTAAACCTAGGCTATGACAGATCAGGAACCTACAGCAGTAACCTGCGTGAGCTTGGAGCTAACATTGGTGGAATGACAAGCCAAGGCGGTTTGGCTGCAGCTTTCAATGGGCTTCCTAACCTGGATGCGGACTGTGCCATGTCCTCAAGTTTAACGTCTGGGTATGTAACAGCAAATGCTGTAGGCAAGGATTGGGGAGTTGGAAATACTAAGACTATAACAGCGTTCATTGCCAAGACTACAACAAACGGCTATTTTCGTGGAGACGGACCTGCAACAATCGGAATTAAACTACAAGGTTCTGACACTGGAGCATTCGCCGGGGAACAGGTTGACTTATACTCAAACGCAGCTGTTACTGGTAATGTCGTTAATTATACTTTGCAGGTAACTAGTGGTATCTCCTTAGTTGCCTATAGATTCCATCGCGTGGTTATTAATGGTAACGGAGCTAACTACACCAGGTTTGGTGAGGTTGAATTCTATGAAGCAGGGACAACTGGTGGCTTAAATAACTGGACCCCTAACAATTTCCTCCGAGACGGAAGCGTGAATGACTGCTGGACTACAGACACGTTTAGTAATCCCTATGCTACGATGAACATGATGCTTCCTAATACAGGAAACTTTGCTTATAATGTTACTGGTGGTGGTTTAAACTACAAGTCAGGCATTGGGTCCTCCTACCCTAGACAATATAGTAATTTACCGTTAAACGAACTAGGTTCGTACGCCGAGTTTAAGATATTAGTTGTAGACTCTGCTGGCCCTTATATTGGGATTTCAACTACCAGTCTTTTTCAATCTCCAACTTTAGGAGGTTTAGGATATGCTGCTAATGAGTATGGTTGGGCAGCGGTTGCAGGAATAGTAAAGAACAATAACGTTACCACCTTTACCTTGTCTACCTTCACTACAAATGATATGATAAGTCTTAAGTATGTGGCTGGTAACCTCTACGCATATAAGAATGGTACAATCCAAAATTCTGGAAATCCTATTGCTACAGGGCTCTCTGCTTCTACTTGGCTTTGGGCGGTTACTTCCAATACTACGACTGGGCAAGTTGGAATTAACTTCGGGCAAATACCTTGGACATACCCAGCATTGGCTGTCAATACTATTCCGCTGAACTTTAAGAACCTAGCCCTAACACAAAGACAATAACATGCCAATCCCTTTTAATCCCAACCAATACATGCGCTCCATTACCTACATGGGTAATGGTGGAGATCAGCTCGTTGGTAAGAGCTTGGCTACTAACCCTAGTCCTCCGTATTCGATTGCTAGGAGTCTGAGGTTTAACTCAGCTGACTCAGCATACATGACGAGAGCGTTTACTACCGGTAGTGCTAGAATCTTTACTTACTCAGTTTGGTTTAGAAGATCTAGTCCTGATATGGCACAGGTGTTTATTGATGGTAATAACGTAGGTAATAATTATTGGATTAACAATATCCAAGCTAGTGGCACCCTTTCAATTTTGGAGTGTGTTGCGTCCGTTACAAACTATAATCTTATAACTACAAGAGTATTCAGGGATACTACTCGCTGGCATCATTTGGTTGTTGCTATGGACACCAATCAAGTAATTCCGGCAAATAGACTTCGTGTTTATATAGATGGGGAGGGGATAACGGCCTTCTCAACGGCTTCTTATCCTGCTCAGTTTTATAACCATAGCTTTGGTAATCAAGGGGTAACTCACTTTATTGGTGGCTACCCAACAATCATTGGGTTATCCGACGGCTACCTCTCTGACTTTTATTTCATTGACGGTCAAGCCTTAGACCCCTCTTACTTCGGCCAGCAAGACCTAGTCTATGACCAATGGGTTCCTAAGGCTTACTCTGGGACATACTCCGGTGTGAACAGTTTCCACTTGACTTTCTCAGACAACTCTTCTGTCGCGGCTTTAGGCTATGACACCAGTGGCGGTGCTCATCACTTTTCACCTACCGGTTTTAGTGTAACCACGGATTCTGACTCTCTCCTTGACACCCCAACTAAGCAGTACCCAATTATAGACGTTAATAGGTCTGTTGCTGGTTCTGGAATCACAAACGGGGGATTACAAATAAGTTCAGGTGGGAACTATGCTCAGTATGCAACCATGTTAGTTCCTCAGACTGAGCAAGGTTATTATTGGGAATGTAAGTACGTAGCCGGAGCTGGCGGTGGACAACAGTCTATAGGAGTGGTTGACCCTAACGTGCTAAGCTCTGCTGCTTTCTCAGGTGGTACTGTTAAAGGAGCATGGTTCTTCTACGACTCTCTTTCTGGTACTATAATTGCAGACGGTAACATAGTCTGGGGAGCTAACGTAGGTGCCATTGCAGCTAACGATGTTTTTAGAGTTGCAGTTAAAGGAAATAAGGTTTGGCTTGGAAAGAACAATTCCAACTCATGGTACAACATCACCGGGAACAGCACTTGGACTACCACTGACGCTGAAGTAGTAGCTGGACTTAAGCCCACGTTCGTAATTAACACTCCTATTGTTCCGTTCTTCTACAACTACTTAGGTAATCAGTACCCCAACTTCGGTCAAAAAGGGTTTGATATTGGCGCACCGTCTGGGTTCTTACCTCTGAATAGCCAAACCATACCTAACAACAACACTGACTCGACAATGGACTTGGTTTGGGTCAAGGATAGAGACACGATTTCAAAGCATATGAATTTCAATTCTTTGTCAGGTCCTAACAAGTACTTATCTAGTAATATGGCTGATCCTGAAACCACGGATGTAAATACTCTTCGCAAGTTTGAGAAGGGGGGTTTTAGTATCGGAAACCAAACTAACATCAATGTTAAAGATCGTAAATACATTGCTCATTGTTGGAGTCTAGGCAATGTTCCTACCGTGGTAAACGCAGCTGGAAGCAATGGTGCTACAATACAAAGCACAGTCAAGGCTAATCCTTTGATTGGTATGAGCATGGTTACTACAGCAGGTACCGGAGTCGCAGGCACTGTTTATCATGGACTTTCAAAGGCCCCTGAACTGATAATTTCTTACAATTTAACAACTGGTTATTCTCACCCAGTTTGGCACTCTTCTTTTGTAACTGCTTCTAACACTGATTACCTGTATCTGGACTCTAATATAATTAAAGGAGGTTCAGGGGCTGGATCATTTTGGAATGCAACCCCTCCAACTTCTTCAGTCTTCTCAGTAGGAACAGACTTAACTGTTAATGGATCAGGAAAAAACATTATTTTCTTCTGTTTTCACTCTGTTCCTGGACTCTGTAAGATAGGGGATTATAAAGGCAACGCTTCTGCAGATGGTACATTCGTAGATTGTGGATTTGAAGTAGGATATATAGTTATCAAGGGAATAACCGGAGCTGTGTCTAACTGGCACAACTGTGATGCCGCAAGAAATCCTACAAATCCTGTTAATCTCTATACCGACCTTTCTTTAAATGGAGCAGAAGCTACTACTACCTATTTTGACTTCGTCTCAACAGGCTTTAAACTACGAGGTGGAGCTGGTATTGGAGCGAATGAGTCTGGAGACACCTACGCCTACGTTGCCTTCGCCAAAGGTGTAGACGGACTCGGAAACCTGTTCTCCGGTTTTAACCTAGGAAGATAAAAATGTACATTAAATGGTTTCTCAAAGTTCTCTTCGACTTCATAGTTGGCAACCTGTTCTTCCGCCTGGTCTCACCCTTGCTAGCTCTTTGCATTGAAACTAGGGAAGGTCCTATCGACAATAACTCTGGCTTCGGATCTGAGCCTCGCCTATGGAAAAGTCTCTGGATGTGCGACACCAACGATAACTCCTTGTTAGGGGATGGTGCCTGGAAAAGAATGGAAGCGGGGCATTGGGAATGGCGTTCCAAGATTAAATCAGTTTGGCTCAGAGACTACATGGGTAGACTAGGCTGGCTGCTTCGTAACTCCGGCTACGGTCTGAGTTATTACATGGGAGCTACTATCGATCCCGAAGCTAAAATTGAAGTAACAGGTGATCCTTTTATTCAGGATAGTCCTAAGGGTAAAGAAGGTAAGTGCCTAGTCATTATTACCAATCCAGACGGAACCAAGTACTTCAGCTATAACTCAGTTAAAAAGCTATGGGTAGTGTCCGGGGTTCTACGTTGCTGGAAGTGGACCTTAGGTTGGAAACTAAAGACCTACGCTGAAGATCCTTCACGCCTCAAGACTAAGCCTAGTGCCCAGATTGTTTGTGCTCCAGGAATTAAGGCATTTAAATGAAACTCCAAGTTCGATTCTCTGCTAATCACTTGCCATTCTCCTGGGTAATCCGTGCCAGGACTTGGTCCAAGTATTCGCATATCGACTTTGTGCTACCCAACGGCAAGTTCATGGGGGCTGTGCCTTTAGGCGGAGTTTGTATCCACGAACATCGCTACCCAACCGAAGACTACTTTGAAGTAGACGTTACTGAAGAAGAAGCCACAACTATTCTTAACTTTGCTTATGACCAGCTAGGTAAACCTTATGACTTTATGGGAATCTTTGGCTTTGCCACTAACCGTGACTGGCAGGAAGATGACAAGTGGTTCTGCTCTGAGTATGTAGCTGGTGCCATTCAAAAGGTTGTGCCGTTGTTCAACGAGGAAACTTACAAGGTTAGCCCTAGAGATTTAAGTATTAATGTGTTGTTTAAGAAAGTAGAAAAACCCAAATGAATTTATCCGAGCATTTCACCCTAGAAGAATTAACGTTTTCAGATACGGCTCAACGCCTTGGCATTAGTAATGTTCCCAACGAAGCTGCTTTGCAAAACTTAACACGAACAGCTAAACTATTAGAGGAGATTAGAACTCTCCTTCGCAATAACCCCCTACACATCAACAGTGGGTATAGAGGCCCAGAACTAAACGCCAAGATTGGTGGATCCAAGACAAGTGCCCACATGGAAGGCCGAGCTGCTGACTTTACTTGTAGCGCAGTTGGAACTCCATTATCAATAGCGAAAACAATCTACTATAGTGACTTATTAAACGACTGCGATCAGGTAATTTTTGAAGGAACCTGGCTACATGTTGCAGTTCCTAAAGAGGGTGTTGCTCCACGCAGACAAGTATTGACAGCTCACTTCTCCAATGGTAAAGTAACGTACACAGAAGGTTTATAATAAATTAGCCAAATGAAAAAAATAGAACTTAGAGAAGAAAAAATACAAGAAATTATTTTTCTTTATAATACTTCTCCTCTAAAACCTAAAGATATTGCCAAGGAGTTAGGGGTAAGTACTAGTCTTTTTTATAAAGTTCTACACTCTAACGATATCCCTATGATAAGAAAAAAAGATATTCCTACTAGATTAAAAGGAAGAGCTCCCGCTAACAAAATAAATTTTTCTAAAGAACAAGTTGAGGAAATAATAACTCTTTATCTAAGCACCCCTTACAGTATTACGGATATTGCTAAACATTTTAGTGTTTCAGTAAAAACGATCCAGAGATTGTTAAAAAATAATGAAATAAGACTAGAACTAAAATCTCAAAAATTAAGTAATAAACTAAAGGGAAGAATTTTTACAAAAGAGCATTGCAAAAAAATTAGTTTAGGGAAAACTGGAAAACGTTTAATAATGAAGCGTCCTCCTATGTCTGATGAACAAAAGCAAAATCTGAGGGAAAAAGCAACTGGAAGAATAGTTTCAACAGAAACCAGAGAGAAGTTGAGTAAAGCTAAGCTAGGACGAAAAGACACCGAAGAAACTATAAAAAATAAAAAGATAGCAAGACAAAAACTCTGGTATCCTTCCGATTTTATAGGGCCCCTACCCCGTGGAGCCTTAACAAAAAAGTCACAACAAGAACTAAAAACTTGTTGTAAACAACGTTCCCTCTATAAAAATTTAATTAATAGACTTTTAAAAACTACGTGTTCTTGTAAAGAAGACCTAACTAAAAATCTCCTAGGTTATACCCAAAAAGAACTTATAACACATATAGAATCCCAATTCATAGGAGAAATGTCTTGGGAAAATAGAAATTCATTTCATGTAGATCATATAATACCAATTGCTCAATTAATTAAATTGGGAATTACAGATCCTAAAATAGTTAATTCTTTGGATAATCTGCAACCTCTTACTCCTACTGAAAATATAATAAAAAATGATAATGTGTCAAAAGAAGCCCTTTCTTATTTTTTAAAAAATAAAGGAATAACTTATGAGTTTTTATGATTGGGTATCGGTCTTTTTTAAATCAATGGAGTTTCAACAACTTTATATTTATATAATATTTGCTACTCTAGGAATGTTTGGGCATTACCTAAAGAAAAGCTTATCAAAAGAAATTCAAGGTTCTTTGTATAAATACCTTTTTATAGATCATCCTCTTTCCACGTTTAATTCACTAAGTGCCATAGTAGTATCCGCCTGTACTTATATTTTCTCTGGATCTACAGAAAGCATACAATGGGGCCCCCTTATTGGCCTTGCTTTAACTACAGGATTTTCTATAGATTCTATAGTAAATAAATCAACTCCTCCAGAGTTCACTAATCAGAAATAAACAATGACAACACTAAATGTAATCAGATACTACACTCAGGATGATGCGTATCACTACGCTACTGATAATAGACCTTTACAAGACTTAGAATCTAATGACCTAATTCTTAAAGCTTCTATTGATGACATCACCACAAACACTACCACTCAGATAACGGTAGGTAACTGGGCTACACTGGCAGTTGCCCTAGACTTTAACTCAAACAAAGGTAAGCCCTTTGCATATCGTATCCGAATCTGGGGAACCAAAGACCAGTCTCTGACCTCAACACAAAGTTCAACACTCTCGGAAGACATGATTTTTGGATATTGTGATATAGCAGGAAACGTAAACGTACAACAAGTAACAAACATTCTTAACCAAAGCATAGGTACCGGGGCTTTGGTTAAAACATTTACAGGGTCTGGAACTCTACTAATGATAAACTTTTCTGGATATACCGGCCTTGGCGGGTATGTATTGGTCAAGGCAGAAAGATTCGGGATTTAAACAAAGGTGGTAGCCAAGTTATTAGGAGGGTCCCTTGGGTAAAAAAAGAAACAAGAAACATGACTTAGTTTTAGGTGAAGAAGAAATAGAAGACCCGGAGGCAATGCTAGACATAAACGAATTATTCGCAAAACACGGAATAGAATTTGTACCAGATGAGAAAATCCCAAGACCAACAACAATTAAAGTCTTTGGTAGGCAGTACACAATAAATTACGTTCATGCTTTTGCAGGAATGAAAGATGCAGGGATGTTGGACTACGGTAACCAGATATTAACCGTTCAAGAGAACCAACTACCTTTAGAAGAAGCGGATACAATCTTACACGAAGTTGTACATGCAGTTGACTTATTGATGGAACTAAAAATGAGTGAACGCCAGGTTCAACTAGTAGCAACAGGGTTAATGGGGGTTTTTCAGGACAATCCCGAATTTGCAAAGTATATAATCGAAGACAAAAACACTTTGATTAAAGAATAGTTGAGAGAGGGTAGGACTTTTCTCACTAAGGGGCACGGCAGCTAATTGTTTAAAATTTACGTCCTGGTAAATTGCTGCGTCTGTTGCCCCTTTTCTATTTAAATGTCTAGACAAAATCTAGGCATAGCGTTAAAATAAGCATAGAATGAAATCACTTTAGGATTACAAGGTTATTATGGCAACGTTAAAATCAATACTTACGGCAGTTAGATGGTACACAGGCGCAGACCCTTATTACTTTACTGTAGATAATCGTCCCCTTTCGGATCTTAAGGACAGAGACGATGCTATAGCTGATGAGTTAGATCGTAGGACTATCTGTATTGATATTACAGGTCAAGCTAGTCCTATTACTAATTTCCTTCCAGCAGGTTGGAGTGTCACCCGCAATGCTTTGGGGGATTACACTATTACAAGACCCTCAGGATCTACTAGCTTTATTGTTACTGGTCAAGCGTATGGAGTTGCTGGAGTAGTTTATACATTGAGTATTACCGCGACTCAGATTAATGTCAACACCGTTAATATGGCTGGAGCTGCTGCAGATTTCAGATTCCATTGCTTAGTTACTGGTTATTAAATGACTAAGTTACAATATGTTTCCTTAACTATTAAAAGAGTTCTTAGCAATGCTAAAGAGCTTTTCTTAGTTGCTAAGTATAATGCCCATCGTATTTTCTGGAAAGAAAAGACAGACTCTGTTCAAGTATTTATAGCGATGTCTTCTTTCCTATGGGCGACTTTACTCTTATGGCCGGGAAATAGTTTTGTTAATCCAGCGTATCATGTTATGGCTCACTTTGGACCCGAAGAAGTATGGGCTTTTCTGTTTTTAATTCAAGGTATAGCCGCTGCAACACGAGTACTTTTACAATGTTCTTGCATGGGGTTATTGATCTCAGACTTAGTTCTAGGGTGTATCCTTTGGACGGGTGCTTCTCTTTCTGTTTTAATATCTGTAGACCCCTTATCGTCTGGTATAGCTTCTGCTTTAATATCTGCATGGTTTTCATGGTGGTTACTTTTAAGATTACCTTTGGATAAATAACCATGACAGATCCGAATATGATACAACAAACTGCAACAACTGCTTTACAAGTAGCAGCTGATTCAGGATTAGGAAATAACCCAACAGGGGTGGTGACCTTTCTTACGGCTTTACCGTTTGCCGGTTGGTGGTTGTATAGACAATTTACTAGACTAAAATCTAAAGACGGCTTAGAACTAACTAAGGATAGGGCCGAGACTGATGTAGTGAAGACACTACAAGAAGAAAACGCTAAATTTAGGTCCGAAGGGGATAAGCTTATTATCCGCCTTGATAAGGTTTCAGAAGAGCGTAATAACGCAATTCAACAATTGGGTAAATTCTCTGCTGAAGCCGAAATGAATAGACAAAAAATTGGGGAACTTCAAACGTCTGTGGGAACCATGACGGTAAAGCTAGAAGAACAAACTAAGCTTTTACAAGAAGTTTTACTCGAGAACGCAAACCTTAAATCAGAACTTCGTAACATGGCCAGCCTTAATCTCAGGTTGGAGGCTGACATGGGGGAGCTTAAACAAACCCTAGCAAGACTGGAAAGTAGAAAGTAGGGAATTATGTTCTCTAATCTACCCGAAGATATCCTCTGTCAAATGAACTATGCTGATAAAATAAGGCAAGAGTTTTATCAAGAAAAATTCAAGGTTGATAGGTTACTTAGAGAGGCTCTTAGTTTATGCAACAGCATAACCAATATAGAGTTTAAGAAATCGGTTGTAAGATCTTCTATAAGATCTAACAAAAGTTAAAATATTTAAAGGAATAAATCATGGCTGGAAAAAGCGCAACATTCGAAAATGACCTACTGAAACTAATCTTTAATGGTGCTGGTAACAACATTGCCAATATCGCGGATAATGCTGCGACCTCTCCATTGACCAATTTATATGTAGCTCTACATATTACTGATCCTACAGATGCCGGTACTCAAACCTCCGGAGAAATTTCATACACTGGATATGCTAGAGTAGCCGTGGCAAGAACTACTGGTGGTTGGACTGTTTCAGGCTCAACCGTAACCCCGGTTGCTAACATTGACTTTGGTGCCATGACCGCTGGTGCTGGCGGTACCGTAGGCTGGTGGTCCGTTGGGGTAGCCTCTTCAGGTTCTACCAAGATACTTTACTTAGGTACTGTGTCCCCAACTATCGCAGTTACTAACGGGGTAACTCCTAGACTAACCACCGCAACAAACATCGTTGAAGGCTAAAAATGGCTGATAACACTGTACTACCTGGTTCTGGTGAAACCATTGCCGATGAGGAGATTGGTGGAGTAAAATTCCAGCAAATGAAACTCATTGACTCTGAGAGGGGTAGTCTTGATCCAACTGGTACTAATAGACACCCTCTAGTAGTCAATGACGACTCTGTGGCTTTGCTACGTCGTATAGTAAAGATCCTGGAAAATCAACAGGCTACTGACGTTGCTCAAAGAGCCCGTATCACTATTGATGCTCTTACGGCAGGTATAACCTTCCCAGTGTCTCAAACAACTCTTGCTAACGTTACTAACATTACCAATGCCGTTGGGGTTGGTAACATAGCTAGTCTCTCTGGTATGGACCATAAGCAATTCATAGAGCAATCCAGAATAGCGTACTCTGGATGTATTCGTTCCAAACTGACCTTCGGATAAGCCGTGTCAATCGATTCCAATCCTCTTCTAAGACCAGACATTATGGCAGGCTTAGCTGTTCCTGGAACTCCTGTTATTTTCACGAGTAGGATTTTAACTACTTATGATAATGGGCAAACCTTAATCTGTGCGACTTCACAGACTGCCACGGTTAATGCAGGGTTACCACTTGGCTTTGGCGTTACCTTTAAAGGAACTATAGCATTTACTGCTGGCTCTGGAGTAGTCTTAACAGACACCAGAACAAACGGAGCTACCTATCCTTGGTGTTCACTACTTCAAACCAATACAGCTGCAACCACGTATGACATAGTTGGTGGAATGACTTAATCATGGGTGTGAGCAAAGCCCAAATCTCTGGAGTCTTGCCTTCAGCGTTAAATATCCCCGCTTACGTAAAAACAATCCTGGCTAAATATCCAGCAGGAGATACTCATGTGTATTTGCCTGGGGCCGGTGTACCCGTGTTGGGGCCTGAGATGTGGAGTAGTGGTACATTAGTTCTTACCAGTCAGGCTAATTGGACTCCTATTTATAACAATAGTGTTTTCTTCCCCAATTCCTTTAAGATTTACCAAGTATCACTAACTGTCACAGGCATGGATAATAATGAGAGACTAAACATCTATGCACAAAATGGTAATCCCATACCTAACAACCCCACTGCAGACGGTAACTATACCTTTACTACTATCCCTGACGGAACTACTACTAACTTAGCTTTTACTCCTAGTGGAGCAGTGAGCGGATTCTGTACTTACACAATTTCAAACATTTCTATTAAAGAGATACTGAGCTATGATTACTACTCAACTCCTAAATTTAACACTAGAAATTACTATAACGTTACGGGGACGTTACCTGCAGTTGTAGATAGCGTAGACCCTTTAATAATAGATGCAGCCCAAGAATTAGGCCCAGAGTTAGTGACCAATGGAGATTTTTCCCAGGGACAAACGGGGTGGTTAGCCCCTACTAATGGATGGGCTATATCCGAAGGGACTTTAGTTGGAACAAACGTTACACAATATGCAACTTACGGACAAGATGAATTTTTTGTAGCCAGGGCAACATACCAGTATTCTCTTAGTGTAACCAGTATAACAGGTGGTAGAGTACGCCTGTTATTCTATGGTGGAACAGAATCAGGAAGTGCTTCTATCACTACTGTAGGAATCTATTCTGGTTTTATTACAGCTAATACGGGTAATAATGTTTTTACCATGCAATCCTTAGACGTAGGAGTTTCCTGCGTCATAGATAATATTTCGATTAAAAAAGTGCCAGGGGTTCATGCTAAACAGATCACTGCGCTAAATATGCCTAAACTAAGAAGAGGGTCAGTAAACTTAATTACCTATGGCAAAGACTTTATGCAAAGCTCTTGGCAAGTAGGAGGAACAGCAGTTAAAACTTCTAGTGACACTGTCACATTTAATGGGACAGGTAATGCTAACTATATTCGACAAAACTTATCTAGCGTATTTAAATCTTCATCTACTTATACCTTGTCTGCAAAAGTCTCAGGATCAGGAGGTATCGGAGTTTGGCTTTCTAATGGTATAGATGATTTTGTGCAAAACACTTTCACTTTATCTGCGACTCCTACGGTAGTTAGTGTTACAAAATCATTTAATAGTACAACTCCTTCAGGGTCAGATGCACGATTTTATTCAACTGGAGCAGCTTCTGCAGTAATTACAGATATACAATTAGAGTATGGATCTACTCCTACTACCTACTCACCAACTTGGTCAGTAATAGGAAGTAATCCCTCTCAGGGTTTATACTCCTGGGGGTTTGATGGAGTAAATAGTTATTTAACGTTAAGCTCTCCTCTATTTCAAATGAGTGATGATCACGTCAATATTGCAGGGGCGATGATGCTAGAACCACTAACTTCGAACCGGGTTATCTCATGCCCCTCAGGGGTAGTCAGTACTATAAACCGTGCTGGCATGATTTCTTATGATGCAAATCTCTCATCTATTCAAAGTTCGTGGTTTGATGGAACAAATTATGACTATTTGTTATATGCTTACTCTAGATTTATTCCGTTTGTAGCATCTTCTCAAAAACGAAGTTCTACCCTATACCAAAGGGTGAATGGTGTTGAACGTAATTCAAAAACAGCCACTGCATCTTTTACTTCAACAGAGGGAGCAATAGGGGCTTACCCGGGAATGTCAGTTGTTCCATTCCCCGGACGTATCTTCGCAGTCGTAGTAATTAAAGGAACAGTATCAGACGCTGATTTATTAACCCTGGAAAGATGGGTTGGTAAACTAAGTGGCGTAGTAATATAGTAAAATAGATAAACAAAGGAATTAAAAAATGTTAACTTCAAGCCAGCTAAGACCACAAGTAGACTTACCCGTTTGGGAATGGTTGAGATTCGCCCCCGTTGCCCCTACTGCAGGCCTGTCTTGTTCTTGTGCCGCAGATAATAGTAACTTCAATTTCACATCAGGTAAGTATCTTTACTACCTGATCAACGCTACTAACTTTTGGCGTTACGACACGGTAAGCGATTCTTACGAACAGCTTGCCTCTCCCGTTATTGCTCCGCTTACTGCCTCTTCAATGAGATTCTCAGGAGCTATGGGGCATCATGGTCGTGTTATCACTTCCGGTTCGAACTGGATCACAACTGGACTTCCTTTCGGCGGTTCTGCTGTTGGTTTCAGAATTCGTATTATCTCAGGTAAGGGTGACGGGCAAGAAAGAATTATTACCTCTGTTTCTAATCCCGTAGTTGCTGACTTTGGTGCGTGTTCTTCCGCTACAACAACAACAATAGTTGACTCAGCTAAAAACTGGGGTGAGCAGATTAACGCAGCCTGGAATAGAAACAACTGGATTGGGTACGTAGCTCGTATCGTTGGTTTTACTGGTATCAACCAGTTCCGTAAGATTCTTTATAACGATGGTACTACCTTAACCCTTCAAGATCCTAACATCAACACCTTGGATCCTTTCTCAATTCCAGCCCCCATTGCAACGACAGCCGCTGGTACACTTTATAACATTGAAAGTAGCACAATCACAGTTGATACTCCTTGGTCAGACCAACCTGACTATACATCACGTTATGTGATTCAATCAGGGGGTATCTACTTACTCTCTGGAGCTGCTGCAACTCCTTTCTACACTCTGCAATACTACGATGTACTGGCAGACTTGTGGTATGTTAAACCTGCGTATTCAAACATGCTTGCAGCTGCTCCTTCTGATGCTTCTTTGGAACGTGTAACAGAGAACTCGACTATCTGGGACCACAGTATTTGTACTGGGACAGGTTCTACAACCACAATGGTTGACACTACTGCAAACTGGGCTACAAACCAGTGGAATGGATTCAGAGCATTCATCTATTCTGGTACCGGCATGGGTCAGATGTTAAAGATCACTTCAAATACCGCTACGATTTTAACCGGTACTTTCGTCGGTGGTTCTACTGTTCCTGATGCGACATCTAGATATTGTATCAAAGGATATGAGGGGGGTATTGCTACAGGCGCAACGTTTAATACTCTTACCGACTCAACTCTTACAATGACTACTGACCGTTATAAGAATTATTCTATTAGAGTCGTGTACGGAGCTGGTATGGGTCAGCTTCGTAGAATCATATCAAACACAGCTACGACCTTCACCTTATATGATGCATGGAGAAGAATGCCAGATACCACCTCGATCTTCTTAGTTCAAGGTGACTCTGAGACCATGTATTTCTCCTGGGGAGGAACTCCTGAGATATTCATGCACAGAACTGGGGATCAGGATATCCTTAGTCATGGACGTGTTTTAGAATATGGCGTTGCTTGTGTGGCAGTCGCATTATATTGTGATGGTACAAGCACAGCAACGCATGAAATGTATGATCACCCTCCAGTTGCAATTTCAACACTGGCAGGTACAACTACAATTACAGCCACTTGTCCATACTCTCATAAACTCCAAGCTGGTCAGTGGGTTTCAATTCGTGGTGTAACCTCTGCCGCTGCTGATATATATAACGTAACTGGTAAAGTACAAGTTAGGACTGTTCCTACAACTACTACTTTCACCTACACCCCATATGCTGCTGGTACGGGCTCTTACGCATACTTAACTGCTCTCGGAACATCAGCTCTATCCGATGCTACTAAGTATCACGCAGACTTAGCAACAGGCGGATCTGCAACGTCAATTAACTTTGCTCGTGCACAACCAAGTAGTATTAATGGTTGGTATGTGACGGGGACTAACGTCCTGCCTGGAACAACGGTTACAGACGGGGAAGGTACAACTACCCTTACCTTGTCTGCTGGCTCAGTAACCCCAACAGGCACAATCGTCTTTACTAAATGGGCTCCTGCATTTCAAATCGCATGGGCCTCAGGGGGTGGTGCAGCTGGCCTTCACACTGTAACTCTAGCTTCTGCTGTTCCTGCATATGCTGCTGGCTGGCTAGTAACTGGTACCGGTATTGCAATAGGAGCTACTGCCGCAAATACAGGCAGCACTACTTTAAATATGACGTTGCCAACAACTGGTGCTGTGTCTGGTAACTTGACTTTCTCAAGCAATGCATTTGCTAATAACATACTTTACGCAAACTCAGCTGCTCCAGTTGCTGCTACTGGTTTAACTGCAGGTACCGCCATGCAGGTAAACGGCAACACTACTGTTGCTGCTCCAGCTACCCTAGTTCCTCTCGCTGCTTTAACCTTGCCCGTAGCACAAGTTACTCGCTATGTTATAGCCAAGAGAGATCCAATTGGCGTAGGTTATGATGGCCAAACTATCAACTACTTAAGCGGAGTTCAAACAGGAGTAGGAGCAACGACAACGATCATTGACGCAAACGCATTTTGGGCTGCTACTACAGGCGCAACGGGAACTTCAGGTGCTTTTACTGTAACTATTCCTAATATCGGCTCACCATTACATCAAGGATGGTACGTAACAGGTACAGGTATTGGTGCTGGTGCCAAGGTTGTTTCTGGTGCTGGTACAACTACGCTAACCTTGGATGTTCCAAACTCTGGTGCTGTCTCTGGTGTTTTAACCTTTAGTGCATGGTCCCAAGCGTTAATAGGTCGTAAGGTTAAGATTCTAACCTCTGGTGGTGTTGCAACAGAAACAGCCGTAGGTATCACTGCAGTTGTTCCAACAACTGGTACTCTAACCTTTGCTGCTTCAGGTACTCCTACTCAAGGCTCGTCGTCTTACGCAATTCTACCTAACCCAACACCTGGTGCTGGTCATTGCTTACAGTGGCAAGCAAATAGCTCTGACTTAAACAAGAGGGGTAGGTATTTAATACGTCCTCGTGGAGGCGCGACTCATGGATTTGATCGTATTGACCTCACCACTGACAAGCTTATTGCTGGGTACACTGTGCCAATTACTGAACCTCTTGGTTCTGGTTCCATGTACGCCTATGATGGGCAGGATAGAATGTATTTTACCAAGGATATTACTAATAGAGTATACTTCTTAGATCTAAACACTTTCTGGATTCACGGTGCCGGGGTATTCCCATACACTGCAGGTACAGTTGGTATCGGAAACAAGATGGAAATCTTTACCACTGCAGACGGCCTTAAATATCTGTGGGTTGCCAGACAGCAACAAGTAGAGTCCTATCGTCAGTTAATCTTTTATTAGGATATATTATGAGCATTGAAGAAATCCTGGTTATTCTCCAGAACCGTATAGCCGTGTTGAACGAGGCTAGAAAACATGCTGTCAATAGTGGCAACTTGGATCAAGTCATATCTGTAGATGCAGACTTACTTTCTACTCAAACTTCTATAGACCAGATCAAGACAACCGTTTAAGGTAACCCATGTCCCTGTTGCTACTATTCAGAGGTGAATCTGTTCCTGGAGTAGTTTCAGCAACAGGAACCTCTCATGTAACTGTCACAGCTCTAGCAGTAGGGGCTTCTACCCGTGCTGCTGTTGGTTCGTGTACGGTAGTTTCGTCTGCTGAAGCAACAGGTTCTACCGCAAGTTCAGTAGTCTCCGGAACTGGTTCGTGTTCGGTAACCTCTACAGCTACTGCTACTGGAGCAAAGCTCCTTTCTGGGGTAGGTTCCACAACTGTAACTTCTACAGCTACAGCTACTGGTGCTAGCACTGCTGCTTCTACAGGTTCTACCACAGTAACTTCAACAGCTACTGGTACCGGTACCGGAATAATAGGAGCTCAAGGCTCTTGTACAATTACTTGTACAGCTACAGCAACAGGATCTACTGCTGGTACGATTATTTCTGGAACTGGTTCGGTTACAGTTACTTGTACAGCCACAGCGACAGGTTCTACTGCCGGTACAATTATTTCTGGAACTGGCTCGGCTACCGTTACCTCAACAGCTACGGCTACAGCTACGGCAATCAAAGCGAGTGTTGCCTCTACTACAGTAACTACTACTGTAGCCGGTATTGGAGCAAGCACAGTTGCTGCAACGGGTGCTTCTTCGGTAACCTCCACGGCTAACGGCTTTGCTACAGGAATATTTTCTAGCATAGCTAGCTCAACAGTAACAGCTACAGCTAGTGGCGTGGGAAGATCTATCTTTGCCAGTACTGGTTCAGCTAGTGCGACTTCCTCGGCTACTGGTCATTTAAGAGCAACGGCAACTGGTACTGGAGCTATTACTTGTATAGTAACGTCGGTAGCAGAAGGGGTTGCTCAAACAACCACTAGTATAGTTGGTACTTGTGTTTGCCATACTACTTGTATAGCTCAGAACGATAGTATATTCGATGAAAACCTTTATCGCGCTACTAACCCAACTGATATTGGATTAAGAAACGATTTCTTACCAGGTAAGAATCCTGCTACAAATAGACGAGATGTATCAACTAGGGTAATGCTAATCAAGCAGCTACGAGTTACCAACCCACGACGTAGAATTACAATCAATAGGAACTAACATGGAAGTACAAAACATTGAAATTCAAGAGAATACAGATTATCTCTTGTCTATAACTTACAGAGATGACCTATCCAATCTCCCGGTAAACTTAACTGGCTATTCAGCCTTTCTTGAGATAAAGCCTGCCTTTGGTAGTGATAGCGTATTCTTAACCTTAACAGATGGCAGTGGCTTGACTCTAGGTGGAGTTACTGGTAGCATAGATATAATTATTCCAGCCTCAGCTACTAATAGGTTTAATTACCCAAGCTGGGACAAGGGTACTTACATGCTTACCGTCGTAGATTTATTTACCAAGCGAGTGCCCCTGTTAAAAGGATTTGTAACAATTATAAGGGTTTAAAATGACAGGCCAAATCAAAGCTGCTATCGCTGCTGTATTCTTAGTTGTCATATTACTGTTTGGTGGAGTTGCAGTCTACTTTCATAATGCTTGGGTAGAAGGCCAGGAAACAATAGCTAGGGTACAAGCTGAACAAATACAATTACAAGCCACGGCAAAAGCGTGTTCGGACAACACGGAGGCTCTGGCTTCCAACACAAAGACTAAAGACGAGGCTATTAAAAAGGCTCAGATCCAGGCTAATATCCTGGCTAAGAGCAATGAGGCTTTAGCTCAAACCTTGCTGAACGCTAAGCCTGGGGACGGAGACTCTTGCAAAGCTGCAGCTAAGCTATACCAAGACTATAAAACCAAGAAAGAAGCAAAATGAAAACCTTACTAGTTATCTTGCTAGCTTCCTTGCTTATTGGCTGTGGTACTCTTAAGGACCTAGTTGTTACCGAGATTAAAGTACCAGTTATAATTCCATGTAAAATCGTAGCTCCTGACAAACCCGTCATGCCACTACAAGAGGCTAAAAAAGACGAGACGGATATCTTTGTTATCACCCAAAAGGCGCTGGCAGAGATAGAGTTACGTATTGGATATGAAACCAAGTTAGAAGCTGCGATTATAGAGTGCAATAAATAATGCCTTATGTAGCTAGGATAGGAGACGAGGTAACTGGTATCTGTAATGGTACTGGGCATACCGCTGGTAGAGCCTTTATAGGTATCTGGGTTACTGGCTCATCCACAGTCTTTGCTGATGGCATTGGTGTAGTAAGAGTAGACGACACGGGTACCACAGACTGTGGACATAACATTAAAGCAACTGGAGGCTCTTCAAAAGGAGACGCTAATGGATTGTCTTTACATCGAGTTGGGGATGCCGTTACAGTTATTGAAGGAGGAACCGGTACAACTACTACGGGATCCTCCACTATATTAGTAGACTAGGCTAAAAAAGAGGGGTTATACCCCTCTTACTATTTCTACTTACAGTATTGCAGAGTTCCCGTCAAGACCATGAGCATGTTAGAGTCTTCGACCTGTTTGGCCAGTTCCCCAGCATATACCGGTTTAGTCCCATCAGCCAGAGAAATGGTGACGTGAAGGGGAGTACCATTGTTCTGTTGCTCCTGCCCTGATTCCAAGACCACGCCAACGCAGTCAGCCTTGCTATCTCTGGCATAACCGCGAACCGTGCAGGCTTGTGATCCACTTTCGTAGGCCTTATTGAACTCAGCCTCGGTGATCCCAAACTGCAAGGTTACATGGTGGGCAACCACGTTGGGATGGAAAGGAAGGTACAGTGCCAGAAGACGATCCCTCGATTCCTGGTTTAAGACGAGTGCAGCATATCCCATGATTGGCTCCTTAAAATTATGGGGTTGTTTACAAATTACTTATACCAGAATCAACCTTCTTCCTCGAACTCTCCAAGCTTCTAGCTTCGGTGATGAGGTGGGTAAGAGCGGGGATCATACTTTGATTCCAAAAACTTGCCCTAAGGTAGGTTCATTCTTTTTAGCCAATTTCTCTGCTTCCTCTCTGGCCCACTCAGCTTCCCCAGCATCTTTAGCTAACGCCTCTTCAGGATTGGCCAAGCGCCATTGTAGAGTCTTCATTTCTTTCTTGAATAACCCAAGGTATTCAATAGCTTTGGGATAGCTCCAGGCATGAACCAGGGTTTCATTCTTGGTTGTATCATCCTTGGTTATCACTTTCTGTAGTGGAGTGTCACTCCAGCAGATAGAAATCACCCGTTTTTTCCAACCGATCTCAATCAACCCATACTCAGTCTTTACAAGCCACCAGGGACTATTCTTACGTTCTTCAACGTAGGCATCAGGCCAATATTTATTTTCGAGTTGCCAAAGGCCAAGAATGTCGATGTTGGCCAAGAGGAAGATAGCACGTACTTCTTGTTCATTCATTACAAACTCCTTTAAGTAGTTAAGTATCTACTATCCTTATACCACTCTTTGGGCTCTAATTTCACATAGCAAAAACCTGGCATTATTGATACGCTCTTCATAGAAATCATACATAGAAGGAGACTCCCTAACACTGGCCTTCATTCTCCTAAGCTCTTTAAGAAGTTCCCCCTTATTCATATGCCTGGACTCAGTCATATCTTCCATAAACTCTAAGTCTCCTCCTCGTCTTATGTAAGAGGTGCCTCCATCTGTAAAGATAGCTCTACACTTACACCATCTAAAGTCATGGTGAAATCTACTCTCTATAATATCCCCACATTTCAAGCACTTACACCTATTCCTAGTGATTACGTCTAGGCTCTCATAACTTGGTATCATATCTATTCCTTAAACTTACGTATAACATCATGTTTAAAATAATCAATTTTTATCAAGGCATTTCTACCATGAGTAAACCAAGTTTTTATCCCACCCCAAGAGTTAGGTTCAAGAATTATAGGGTATACTTCGTGAATGAATTCACACTTTCTCCCATGATGAGCATTAGTTCTTTTGGCTAAATATATAGTCATACCAACGTTCAACCCCTCCCAACCTCTATCCACCCACACAGCTTGATACTTGGTTCCATCCTGGCCTAGATAAAAAGGCCCATCTTTTCTTGCTAGTATCTTTTTAGTTGACATAGTATTAACCAAAAAAAGCCCCGTTATAAACAAGGCTTTCCGTACAGATGAACCTTACATCTTGGGCTGATTCCCTTCAGCCTATACGCCGTAAGGCATGGCTCCGCAGAAACCCCTGGCCTTTTGCCTTCTTCCCTTGGGTTTCATTCCGCCTGGTTTTCATAGCGATTATATTATCACTACTTTTGTTCTGTCTTGTTTCTGGCGGATAGTTCAACGGAAGGATCATCTGCGATGGGTCGTGTAGACTTTTCATCGAATAGCTCCTTAACAATTGAAACTAATCCATAAACCGCCGAAATTGGCGATTCATCCAATCCCTTCAATACATCCTCTCTTCCTCCCTTTGGTGAGTGCACAAAGAATAGCTCCCCCTCCAATTTCGGATGAGTTAGCCGCGTTTTGCAAATACCATCTTCAAGCTCTAGGGTTTCATGTACCTGAAGATTCAACGTCATCAATCTTTCAATCATAATATTACTTTCTCTCTACTTATCTTATACCAAATTAGGTATAGTTAATGCTACTTTTCAGCCAGATACCAACGGTAAAAGTCTGAGTATTCATCTGCCTTTACTATACCAGAAGAACAAGCCAGGCCATCTTTATTAGATAGTCGTATCTGTTCCCTCATAAAGTTATAGAGATTCTTAGGTATCTCTGAAACTTCTTTTGTGATATCATGTCCTGATTCTAAATTCTTTAACGAAATCAAAGTCTTAGTAATTGCAACTGAAAAAGTAACCATTGTTATTTACCTCGAAAGACTTGCACATTCCCCAAGCAGAGCTGAGTAAGCCGCTGCATCCGTGTAATCATCCATTCTAAAAGCACCCTGCCTACCACGTACTAACTTCAAAAGAATCATGAACTCCCATCCATTCTCCTCAGAAAGGTTATGACCTGTTAACGCATTAAAAGCTTTTACTGTTGCTGCCATGCTCCGTTCTGCTTCATGACCCTTATCATGGGTTGTATCCCTTTGAGCAGCCCGGTCTTTCATTTCTTTAACTGCGCTCTCTAAAAAGGAGTAGGCATGTACCGACTCTTTAATAGTTTTTTTTGATACTTCTATAGTTGGGCCCCAGTCAGCCCTTCCTGCACCGCTACTTCCCCCACTACCTACGCCTATACCTATACTCATATTATTATTTTCCTTATTATACTAACTCATTCATGTTTTCTAACTGTTTGGGAAACTCAGTTCCTAACGAACTATAGTATACCAAACTCATAAACAAAATGGAAAGCCCATATAAGACATACACCAAACTACTCTGTAGTATCAATGCTACAGGTAAAAGGTAAACATTCGTTCTTAATAAAGACCTTGCACTTTGAACCTTTTTATTCGCATAAAATAAAATCAAAAACTCTATAGCTTTTAACTTTGTTGAATTATGGATAATCTTAATGAAAAGAAAATCCATAAAGCAAAGACCAATACCTATTAAAGTAGAAAGGATAAATCCTATTACTATCAAAGTTGGAAAATCTTGGATTAACCAAAAAAGAAGAGCTGCTACTACTGCTATTTCAATTTGATAGATCATAGTACTACCTTTACGGCCCCAAAGAATCCAATAAGTTCTTTAGCCGTATCTATCAACTCCCCAGTCGAAGCTAAACGAAATTCTTTTGAACCAGTTAAGTAAACTCCTTTAATAGCTTTTTTTATTTGTTCTTGGCTTAGTCTAGTCAAATGCTTTGGTAATACTTCTACAAGATCTCCCTCTGCCCAAGACCAAACTGCTGGCTTATTTTTCTCGCATAAAACAAAGGACACGTCTTTCATATGAACAAAATTAATATTCTCGTAAAGAATGTTAAGTTTTTCATCTGATATAACTAGTCCTTTGTCTGCCCTATGTAACAAAACTCTTTCCGGTGTTATCAATGTACTGTAGTCCTTATAATATTCCCATCCTCGATGGTTATCTTTGAATAGTGAATCCCCTTAAGTTCTTCCTTCATCTTTAAAATCTTAGTGAAAGACTCTAAAGGAAAACTCTCGTCGTCACACTCAAGACAGACATAAGCTAAAACTTTGACGTTTAACTTAATGTCCTCATCTATATAAGCAAAGTCTTCGAATCGCCTGACGGTATTGATTCCGCCACAACAACTACAATTCTCAAACTCAGATATACCGATGTTTGCTTCCGGGCTAAGCAACCTCTGGATCTGTAGGGGGATTTTGGTTTGTTGGCTCATGGCGTTTTAGAGAAGTTAGGATTAATGTTGGGAACAAGGTATTATCTTCCACTTTTGCAAAGTGGTCAAGATGATTATATTTTACGATTTGGGATAAAAGTTCAGGTTGAGTATCAGCCCAGACCATCACATTCTCAAATAAATCCTCTAGATAATCCCGTATTGTCCAATCTTGTTTATCCGCGCTCCTAAAATTTAATTGGTTAATAACACGATTTGTAGCATCCAGGTAAAAAACCTCCTTTAAAACATCAGGAGGGACCTTTTCACCAGTCATGATACGACGAGTAACTTCAGCTTGGGTTAGCTGATGCTGGTTCAGCAAAGAGGTTAAGTTGTCTTGGTGCTGCTTTGAGAGGCTCTGGAGTCTCAATGTAAATCCCTTGTCCATTATTCACTTTCACAATGTACCGATGCATGTCGGCTGGGGACATTGCTCTCGGTAAGAGCAAAGTCATGTCTTTATGAGTTGTACAAACCCACATCTGTTTATCCCCATCTAGGTAGATGGACTTGAGTAAATGCTTTAGTAGTAGAACCGTGACTGGGGTCCACTCCCTCTTCGGTTTAAGCTTTTTCATCCGTGGCTCCTCGGTTGATTTTGAAGTTAATTACTCTTCTAAATAACTTATACCATATAATCAAGTATTTACTGAATAGTACTAATCTGTTACTTTAACTTTGTGACAAAATGACAGTTCTGTCCGGAAACATACATACCCATAGTTAAAAAAAACTCTTTTTCATATAAAAAATATTTCACTAAA